GATAATTTATGTGCAAAACAAATACAAGCCAATGCGTAAAAGCAAAAAGAAGATTAATGCTTCTAGGCGTCCAAGTAAAGTTAGAATTATACCTATTGAATCAAAAATAAATCCTGTTGTTTCCGGTGTGGTTATTAGAGAAACACCGAATTATCAAAGTTTGGTGACCACATCAGGTTCTACAACAAAACCTATACAAGGTAAAGTTTATACCGGCACAGCGATGATTGGTATTGGTACCTTACATAAATCTAATGCCGTTCCTGTATTCAAAAAAGAAGATTTAGAGGATCAGGCAAAGATGAGGCGATAATGCTTGACTTTTCGGTAAAGTTGTGTTATGATGGTAACTTAAAAATATAAAAATGAGGAATTATATTATGAAAAAAGTGAAACTTAAACCGTTTCAGAAATTACTTACACTAATGATTTCTGGAAATGCAGTAACAAGAGATGAAATTGATACGCTTCTTGGAAAAGAAATCTATATGTATCGTATTTCAACTTATATGTGGCATATCAAAACTAATGCTAATGGCATTATTCGAATCAAAAAAGAAGGCCGTAAAGTTGTTTCATATCAATTAGTAAATGTAGAAGAAGTTAAAGAATACATGAAACGAGTTGGTGTTTTAAATACAACATTTACACCTGGTCAAGTTGAGAAAAAACCATCTATTTCAAAATTAGGTGATTTACAAGCTGAACCAGTTGTTGAAATAACAGATAACTTACAAACAGCGTAATGAAAAAACTTTTAATTCCATTATTAATAACATCCATGTTTGCTAATGCTGAAGTTGTAACCGGTGTTGGCGAATATCGATATGGTCCCGATACTTCAGAAGAAAGTGCTTGTATTCTCGCTGAACAAATGGCAAAAGAAGATGCTATTGCTAAAGTTGTTGGCGAAGAACTTGGTACAGTTTCATTTGAACAATGTGAGAATGAAAATTGCGTGGTTCAAAAAGACACCATTATCGATAAAAAAGGATATATTAAAGAAGTTATAACAAAAGAAGTAAATACAAATAAAGGAATTGGTTATCATTCATGCACCGTTTCAATTCGGGCTGATGTTCAGATTGATAAAAATCCAATAGAATTTAAGTTGTATAATACAAACTATCAATACAATGAAGGTGATGAAATTATTATAAAAGGTTATGTGGATCGACCTGGAACTTTATTAATTTACACTTATGTTAATGGAATTTACAGCTTAGTTTATGGTGAAAAGTTTGCCGAATATAATTATAATTTTGTGTTACCATCTACTCAAAATAGAATGGTTGCATTATTACCTGATGGTGAACTTACATCAAAAGAACTTATGATGGTATTATTTACGAGCTCTAATCGTGACTTTAAAATGAAATATAATAAAGCGGAAATGGAAACTTTAATAAATTCAATACCATTTAATAAGCGAAAGGTGATTAATAATTACATTTATATTATGAAAAGAGGAAATACAGTATGAAAAACAAAAAGTTAATTGCAGTAATGATTGCTTCGTTACTTGCTACTGGTTGTGGTAGTGTAAAATATACCACAGGTTTTGAGATGAGTAGTGGTTCAACAAAAACAGCCGAACCTGGTGTTGAAGTATCTTATCCAGATTGGTATAATGCTGAACTTACTGATGATGATGGTAATCTGTATGCTGTTGGTACCGAATACTCTAAAGATATGCAGTTTGCTATCGATAAAGCAACATTGTCTGCTAAACGAGATTTAGCTGCTAACTTCTCATCACACACGAGTGCTTTATTAAAAGACTATGCTACTGAAGTTGGTTCACTTGATTCTGAAGTGATTAGAGAAATTGATAGAACAACCAAAGTTGTTGTAGCACAAGTTAATATGATTGGTGTTCAAAGAGAGCATATGTCATTGATACACGCTAAAGATGGTTATCGTGCATATGTCAAGTTAAGATATGTTCCTGACCAAGCAAATAAAATTCTTTTACAGGAAGTTTGGAAAAACGAAAAACTTAAAGCAAAAGTTCAGTCTTCTAAACGATTTAAAGAATTAGAAAAAGAAGTTGGTATTATTAAACAAGAAGAAATACAAGAAAACATTATCTATGATAGTGAGTTCTAATGAATATCTTTTATTTGCATAATGATCCAAAAAAATGTGCTGAAATGCACTTGGATAAACATTCAACTAAAATGTGTATCGAGTATGCCCAGCTGATGTCGACCGCTCACCGAGTTTTAGATGGTGAAGAATATTATGGTAAAACGGCCAATGGTCGTAAGATTAAACGGTGGCGGTTGACGGATGGGCCAAAAGAAAAAGAATTGATGAAAGCTTCTCATGTCAATCATCCAAGTGGAATATGGACGAGAGCTAATCGACAGAACTACAAGTGGCTGTTTTCATTGTGGAAGAACCTACTCCAAGAATATACTTTTCGGTATGGAAAACAGCACGCTTGTAGCCGTTTATTGGAAATGCTAGAAACACCACCAGCAAATATACCTGATGGTGTTTTCTTTGCACCAACACCGGCTATGCCAGATGAATGTAAAGTTCCTGGAGATGTATTGGAATCATACCATAAATACTACAACGAAAGAAAAAGACACATTGCAAAATGGACTAAAAGGGAAATACCTTCGTGGTATGAAATGGATTATGCCAATATATCATTTTAAAAATAAAGAAACAGGTGAAATCTTTGAAGATATGATGTCTATATCTAGCAAAGAAGAATTACTTAAAAATAATTCACACATCGAACAGGTGCCAACAGGATTTACAATTGTTGGTGGAGTTGGCGATAATATGGATGCAAAAACTGATGATGGATTTAAAGAAGTGATGGCAAAAATTGCTGAAAAGAATCCAGGCAGTCCTCTTGCAGACCGTTATGCCAAAAACAAAACAATCAAACGGGCTAAAACCGAATCGATTGTTAGAGATCATAAGAAGAAATTTGGTATATAATGTTTGAATTTGTGAATTTGCCAGAATTGGATTTTGACTTACAATCCAAAACTGAAAATGGCAGCCGTAAGTATGTAACACCAAATGGTGATGCCTATCCTTCTGTAACCACCATTCTATCTGCTTATAATAAAAAAGCAATACAAGAATGGAGAGAACGAGTTGGTGAAGAAGTTGCCAACAAAATATCAACACAAGCATCAACAAGAGGCACACGATTACATTCATTGTGTGAAACTTATTTACTCAACGAACTATCTCCATTAAAACTTCAATCAGTCATGCCTGATGCAAAAGAACTGTTCAATAAAATAAAACCAAAGTTAGATGCTAATATTGGTAAAATATATTCACTTGAACAAGCATTATACTCCGACAAATTAAAGATTGCTGGTCGTGTAGATTGTATTGCTGAATGGAATGGTGAATTATCTGTAATTGATTTTAAGACAGCCAGTAAAGAAAAGAATGAAGAATGGATTCAAAACTATTTTATGCAGTGTTCAGCATATGCAGAAATGTTTGAAGAAAGAACTGGTCGACCAATCAACCAGATTGTAGTTGCTATTGCTGTGGCAAATGGTGATACTCAAATCTTTGTAAAAGAAAAAGAAGATTATTTACGAGGTTTGAACTTTTTTATTGATGAATATTATGATACAGTGTGAGGTAAACTATGCCAATTATAACAGAACCTATTGAAGAAGTAAAAGAATATATTGAAGATAACACACCATTAGAATTAACAACAGGTGATATTGCTGATGTTTGGTTTGTTATTTTTCTTGGAATGTTAATGTATTTCTTTAGTAACTTTGTTTCACTATTGATCAAAGTTGGTGGGGCTATATTAGTTATACTTGGGCTTTATACAATATTTTTAGCATAGGAAACTAAATGGCTGCAAAAAATGATATTACTGGTGACAGTATAAAATCAAAAGGACCATCAACTGCTTATGAAGATGGTTGGGATAGAATATTTGGAAAGCATAAAACTGCCGAAGAAGCTTTACAAGCTCATGTGAATGGATTTCCAAATGATAAGATGTTTAATGATGAAAAAGTGTGCAAAAAGTGTGGGTTTAAACAACAAATGAGTAAAGAACCCCCTGTTTTAATGTGCCAATCGTGTGGTGAGTTACTTTAGGATCATAAATAAACTCACATCTTCACAAAAAGGAGAATGTATGCGTAAAGGACTGATTTATATTATTCCACCGCTTCTGACAATATTAGTATGTTTTCTAATATTTCAAACAGGCTCAAAAGCCATTCAAATAGAAGCCAACGAAAAAAGCGACTTCAAACATAAAGTATCATATGACCAACTAACCAGTAAAACACAAAAAGAAGTAATGTGTTTAGCTGAAAATATTTTTTTTGAATCAGCACATGAACCATTAAGTGGTCAAGTTGCTGTGGCCATGGTTACATTGAATCGTGTAAACAGTGATGGTTTTCCAAACACCATTTGTGGTGTCGTTAAACAAATTAAATATAGAGGTGTTTGCCAGTTTTCGTGGTATTGTGAAGGCAAACAATCAATGCAATACTTGACAAGATACAACAAAGTGTTGTATAATGATATCATTAACTTAGCAGTAGATATATATGCTAACCATGATAAAATGAATGACCCATCAAAAGGTGCTTTATTCTATCACGCTGATTATGTTCGACCAGTTTGGCGTAAGAACTTAGATAAAGTAGCTGTAATTGGAAAACATATTTTTTATAATGATAAGGAAGTTCAATGAGTGAGAAATTAAATATGACTTTTGGTATCTGTTTGACAATTATAATATTATCTTGTATTGGTACATATCAATATTATCATTTACAAGATAGACAATTGATGGCTAAGAATGTAACCGATGCAATAGAAAAAGGTATTGATCCATTATCAGTAAGGTGTGCATATGCTTCAGAAATAGATGCTGTTTGTGTTGCATATGCCTATACTTCTAAAACACCCGATTATCAACCAGCACCCATTAAAAAGTAAAAGATTATGCCAACAAAAGATGAAATGGCAAAATTTGCCAAAGAAATACATGATTTAGTTTCACGCACCGATTATAATTACATTGAAGCAATAACAGCTTATTGTAAAGAAACTGGTTTAGAAATAGAAGTAGCTGCAACACTATGTAATGCTAATCTAAAGGCTAGATTAGAAAGTGATGCAATGGATAATAATATGTTAAAAGATAAGGGCAATAGACTGCCCATTTGAGTTTTGTTGTTGTCTCACAAAAATAACAACCCAACCTATAATAAGGAGAACTATTATGGCTGATTTACATTTAGACCTTAACACAATCGTTAATGTTGCAGTAGCAGTAGTAGTGGTTGAATTAGTCGGTAAATTAACTGGCTGGTGGTAATTTTATTATAGAGTTTGGGAGAACTCTACAAAACTCCCCTTTTATTTTATGACAGGTTACGAAACTTACACTTTATATAATGCTCTTAAACTCCACTTTACCAAAGAATCATTTGATTTCTTCAAATATCACGGTAAAACAAATGTCACACCTGAACAATTCGAAAACAGAAAAGACAAATACCATTTCTATAAACTATCCAGAAAAATTACAGATAGAGATGAGATGATATTATTTCTTGTTTACAATTTCATCGAAAAAGAAAATGTATGGGTTGGTGAACTATTAACAGACGAAGCAAACAAAAGATATCTCAATCACAAAAAGGTTTTACAATCACTTTCTTATACCTTTGAGAGCGATTGTAAAAAGTTATTTGCTGATGGCAATCCAAATGACTTGATTAAAACAAATGGTGAATATCCTAAACTCTTAACAATGGCACTACAAAGAGATATAACGGTTGAAACCCTTTGTATTTTAAACTCAGTTCTAAACTTCTTTCCTATGTGGAGTAGTAAGATTTCTGATACGATACGATGGCCTGAATTTAGAACAAAAGTTTTAAAGTTTACCGCATTTCTACCAAGAGATGTAGTAAAATATAAACTAATTCTCAAAAAACTTCTTAATGAGAATACTAAATAGCATTATATTATGAAATATGTGGATAAGAAGTAATACATTTAATACAATTATATACAAGGAAAATACGATATGAATAGCTTTGCTAATCTCAAACGCAATCGTTCTAGTTTAGATAAATTAACTAAAGCGATTGAAACAACCACTAATCCCACCCAAGATTCAAATTCAAACGAAGATACACGATTTTGGAAACCAGAAGTAGATAAAGCTGGTAACGGTATGGCCGTTATTCGTTTTCTACCAGCACCGGCAGTAGATGGTGATGATGCGTTGCCATGGGTTCGAGTGTTCTCTCATGGATTCCAAGGTCCTGGTGGTTGGTATATTGAGAACTCATTAACAACTCTGAACCAAAAAGATCCTGTTTCTGAATACAACTCAACATTATGGAATTCAGGCATTGAAGCAAACAAAGAGATTGCTAGAAAACAAAAGAGACGATTACATTACATCTCTAACATTCTAGTTGTTTCTGATCCTGCTCATCCTGAAAATGAAGGTCAAGTTAGATTATTTAAGTTTGGTAAAAAAATCTTTGATAAGATTACTGAAGCAATGAATCCAGAATTTGCTGATGAAGTGCCTGTTAACCCATTTGATCTATGGGACGGTGCAAACTTCAAGTTAAAGATTCGAAATGTTGAAGGTTACCGTAACTATGATAAATCTGAATTCGCTGATAAAGAACCTGTTATGGGCGGTGATGATGATAAACTTGAAAACTTATGGAAACAAGAATACTCACTTAAAGAATTCTTGGAAGAAAAGAACTTTAAATCTTATGATGTGTTAAAAGCACGATTAGATAAAGTATTAGGTTTTGAAGGTGAAGTTACACCAAGAACAACAGCAGAAGATGCAATCGTTGAAGCGGCCGCACCAAGTAATTATGAACTCGATTCTGGTTTAAGCCAAGTCGATGCAGCTATTGCCAGTGATGGTGATGATGATTTAGATTATTTTAAAAACTTGGCTGAAGGCTAAGATTTAATCTTATGAAAGATACCCACTTCGGTGGGTATTTTTTTATGTCATTCTTCCTACAAGAGAATTTGATGTTGATGTTTTATCTTGCGCTTGAGGTATTATATCATTATTTACAATATTATTATTTACTGTATTTGGTGCATTAACAACAACTGGTGTGTCTGGTTTTGACATAGAGCGTTTAGTTATAGCCACTTCATTAGAACCACTAGCAATTTGTTCACCACGACCATCACCAGCTTGCGCTACTAAACTTGTAATGGTTACTGCACGATTTCCTACTTGAGTATACCATTTACTGTCTTTCATTGCACCAGCAGCATCTTCAAATTGTTCATTTTCAAGTAGTTTTTTTGTTGTTGGCCATTTTGGCCACCATTTACCCATATTAAATGATAAATCTATAAAGGCTGCTTTACCGCCTTCATTGGCTGCCTGGTAGCCGGGTGTTTCTTCTGCAATTTTCTTATGATGAGCAAAATCTTCTTCAAATAAGTTCATTACTTCTTCATCACTAAATGTTTTATTCCATTCAGGTGGAAGTGTTTTACCATCACCAATTAGATGTCCTACGCCTACGGTCCAAAGTCCTAACGAATCTTTATAAGGTTTGTTTCTCTTACCTTCATGTTGAATAATCATCGCCTTGGTGTCTTCCATACCACTTACAACTTGAGTTGGTTTACCTACTTCAGTTTTTTCTTCAGATTTTGGAGGTTTACCTATTCTGGTTTTTTCAATTCGTTCAATTTCAGCGGCAGATGCTCCTTGAAGTGTTAATGCTTTTTTCTTTAAATTAATGTGTCTTACACTTGCTTCATTTAAAAGATATTTTGCAATCTTTTTATCTTTTTCATCACCATTTTCATCCGCCCATTTAGTTAAACGCTTCATAGCAAGCATCGTGTATCTGTTTGCTTCAAATGCACCAACATAATCATCTTGTTCTAATTTACTCTTTACTACTTTAATATACTTGTCAAACAAATCAAGGTGTTGTTGTTTTTCTGAATCAACTTTAGTTGGTGCTACAGGCTCTTCTTTTTTTGCTGGTGTTGGAGTTGGTTCCGCTACTTTAGGTTTTGTTACCTTAGGTTCTTCTTTTGGTTTTTCTTGTATTTTTACTTGTTTAGATACCTCTTTTTCAAGTTGTTTCTTCTGTATTTTTTCAACATCTTCTTTTTTTATTTTAGGTGGCGCTGGAGGTGCTGATACTTTTGGTTTGTCTTGTTTACCAAATATTTCAAATTTACCAAAGAAAGCCGTTACAGATGCAAACTTTTCTGAAATATAATCACCAATACTTGTAAAGAACTCTACAACTCTATCTTTAAATGGTTGAATAAATTCAGCAACACCATCATAAAGATTAGATATAAGTTCACCTCCTTTTGAAAATAAATTAGAAAACCATTCACCAATACCAGCGAACCCTTCTTTCATTTTATCCCACAAATTAGAAGTAAACTCTGAGAAAGATTGTCTGAATCCCTCAAACATATCAGAGGCTAATACAGCAACAATACCTGCAGCCGCTAATGCACCAATAATAACTTTGGGTGAAAACATTTTAATTATTCCACCTAATATTTTACCAAAAATACTTTTTGGTTTCTTTTCTGTTTCTACATCAACAGACACTTCTGGTGTCGGAGTTGGTGTTGGAGTTGGTTCAACCGCTTGCGCTTGAGGAACAATATCAACACCGGTTCTTAGTTTAACATATTCAACTAAATCTTTAGCGATTGCTGAAAAGTTTTCAATAATATCAGGAAGTATTGTTAAACTGGATCCAGTTTCTTTTGCTGGGCTAGGTGATGTATCTGCCATGTTATGTTCTCATTAACGAATTAGCAAAATCAGAATTAAATACATCAACCGGTGGAAGTTTTTTCTTACCCATTGAACCTTTATTATTTGTTATTTGAGGTGAATTGAATACATTTCCCATATCAGGAGTAGATTCCATCCTCTGTCCTGTTTCAACATCAGCTGAACTTTCGCCTATTTTTTGACCTAAATTAGGCATAGAAGGTCCAGATTCAACTCCTCCTGATTTAATTTTATCAGCAATAGATTGTGTTGCATTATCCATACTTGCACCAACACCGGTTGATGCTTGACCCATTTCTCCAAATTTACCAGCAATTCCACCAGATTCATTGAAGCTCTGTAATTTGCCTTGATCTTTTTTCAATGATTCAGAGGCTTCGTCACCACCATATTGTTGAACTAAAGAATCTAAACCACCAAACATTGAACCGGCTTTATCACCAGTCATCATATCTGATATTTGTGACGGAGATTTTTCATCGACTTTAGGAATGCCCTCTTTCATTTGCATACCTAAGTTTTCTACTTTAGATTGTGCCATAGCACCAAGGTCTTCTGGTTTAGGCATATCTTGTGGTGCAGAAACACCAACATCTGTTGACATTTCTTCTACTTTAGTTTTTTCAGGTTCTTCTTCTTTTTGTGGTCGTTGAGAATATTCTGGTGTAGAGCTTGTTTTGTTATCTTTGAATGGATAGAACGGACCTATGGTTATTTTTTCAGGAAAAGGAGGATTAAATCCAAACGCTTTAGCTCCTTCATTGATAGCTTTAACAGGAGGTGCAACTACCCATGTTGGAATTGAAAACTCAGGAATGCCAATATTATTTACAATCCAATCTTTAACATCATAGAATGTATCAACAATAACATCTTTTAGTTTAGTAATCCAACCACCAACAGTATCAAATACGCTTCTAACGGTATCTTCACCAAGTAAACCGAATGTTAAGAAGTCAACAACCGCACCGAGACCTGCAATAATTGCTTCAGATATAGAACCTGTTTCTTTCCATCTATCAAAACCAGCAGTAATGCCTTTGAATAAAGATATGATGATTGTTGCAATAACAAAAACTTTACCTAACACCTTGATTAATTTTGATGGTTTAAATATAGATTTAAATCCTTTTTTAAAACCGCCGAGTATATTACTAATTATATCTGAGAATCCACCGCCACCAGATTCGTCACCGCCACCTTGAGGTGATGTGGTTTTAACTGACATAGATTCTGGTGAAACTCTTGAGGCTTCTAGTTCAGCTTCTTTTGCATCTTGTTGCTCTAAGAATTCTGCTTGTTTTTGTTTTTCGCTTTGTTCTTGAGATTCCCTTTCAAAATTTAAAAGAGTAGTAACAGCTTGACGAATAGTAGCTACATCTTTTGCCAAAGAAGACATATCACCACCAGCCATTTTTGATGGTGAAACATCTGCCATATTAGGCATTGAATTTTCTTCGTCTTTTTCACGACCTCTTACTTTACCACGAACATAAGCACCTAAAAGATTATCACCTGGTATAATGCCAGCAACACCTTCTCTAAAACCTTTTACTGTTGTAAATGTTTTTTTAATAGACTTGGCTTTGTCTTTGATACCTTTAATTTTTTGACCAACAACACCACCAATAGATTCAAAAACACCTTCGCCACGCTCTAGTCGTTGTTGGAGTGTTCCGCCTTTTTTATTGGCTTTTTGATAATCCTTAAAATCTTTATAACCAAGGTCTTTAGCCCATTGGTCTTTAAACACTTTTAATTGTTCGGTGAGTTGTTTATCAGCCATTACCTATTTTTTCTTTGTAGTTGTTGTAATCTTAATCTTTCTTTTTCTTCTTCCAAGTATTTTATTAACATATTAATATAGATATTTCTTTCCCAAGGAATCATTAATTCAAGCTCAGTCAAACTATATTTGTGATGTTGCATTAATGCAAAGTTTGTCTGATAGTAGTTCCCTAGGTTATCATAACGAAAAATTAGACGAAAAAATTTTGAATACCCTTAATTGCAATTTCTTCCTTATATTTGCATTTAGGACAATCAAAAGTTACATCTTTCTTCACTTCAGGTATTGTATCAAAAAATAATTTAATTTTTTCTAAATCTTTTTGTTGTAAACTATCAACAAATTCAATGAGTTCATCTCTTGTAGTATCTTTTGCATAATACATTTGTTCTTTATCATAAATGTAATCAATACAATCCACTAAAACATTCGTCATTAAATCATTTTCTTGTAAACCTTCATATTTCTGAACCATCTCAAATGTTGGATATCTTAACACAACACCAAGATTCTCAGTAATTTGAATTTTGTTTGTGTGTTCTGGATTTTTACTTGGTTCAATGTCTAATAGATTAACATCAAATTCAACATATCCTGAACATTTAACATCTTTACCTTCTTCATCTTTAACATTGTTATTACACTTGTAGCGTAAATTGACAATTTCTTCAACAGAACGAGCTCGAAGATTGATAAACAACCATTCTAAATCAAATGTTGGTAAAGAATCAACATCAACTTCATCTATAATACAGTTTTTTAAAACTTGTCGTATAACTTGAACTGTTTCTTTTGGATCATCTGATTCAGATGCCATAAGAAAGAGCTTTTGTTCCTTTACTAGAAATGGTCGAAATCGAATAGGTTTTCCTGTCGATATCAAATTCACTTCATAGGTAGGCACATCTAACTTGGGTAACATAATATCCTCGCTTTAATAATTAAAATGCACTGCCAAATGGCAATAGTCTTGCACCAGCTGCACCAAATAGTGAAGCGGCTGCTTGACCTAAATCATAACCACCATCGTATGTTACTCTATATTTTTGATAAGCAAATTGTATAGTTAACCGATGGAAATTATCTTCTGACCAGCTGAGTGTTTGAGGTGCAATTCCTATTGGAAAAGCATCTAACAATTCAACTGCAAAAATCTTTTTAATAAATTCATCATACTGAATAATTTTAATATTACACATATAACGAGATTTTTCGCCTTTTGGATATCTCAAGTTATTTGTGTCTGATGGATGAATTGCTTCTAACCAACGATCAAATAGTTTTCTTTCATAGAAATCGTTGGTACATAAAAATGTTAAGTTCATATCTGCATATTGTGATTGATATGGAACTTTAAATGTTGGACCATAAATCTTAACATCCGCTGTTGCGAGTGTTCGACCTGGTAATTCAGCCGCTTCACATTGAAGTGATAGATATCGTGTTAAAGATGAATTACCTGATTTTGAAAATTCATCTTGTCCGCTATTACCACCAATCGCTGAATTAATAGCATCTGATACATCATTGAATACTGAATTAGGAAAGTTTAGTATTTTTTCAATAATTGAGTTACCAACAAAATCACTAACATAAGGCGGAATAGGTAGAATAACCTCAAATCGTGAGGGTTTTGCTAAACCACTTTTTCCTTTTACATTTGATAAGAATAAGTTTGGTGAGAATGACATTAAAATTTCTTCCTTGAATCAGCGTGAACCTGGTCTGTTGTAGCCCCACTAAAGTTTTCAGCTGGTAATAGTGCGGCTATGTCCCATTCATCTGCCTTTATTTCTAAGAAACTAGACCGCACTTGATTATACAAATATCTTTTTATACAAGGTGTTGCTTCAAACAACCTTGATGCAGATTTCAAATAATTATAGGTTACTCTAAATTTTGTTTTTTCATCATAATTATCATTGTTTAATGTTTCACTCAACTTATCTAATAGATTTATTCTAAACTTAGGATGAATGTAATGTAAATTCAAACCTAAAAATCCATCTTTATATTCTTCTACGGGTATCACTAAAGGAAACTTATCAAAATATCTCATTTTTTCTTTAGTTTTAGGATCATAGAAGTAAAAATACATTTTGCCAATGATTGTATTACTTTTGTCAGCATATCTCATTAGAGCTGTATTGCTGACTTTCATTTCTTCAACTTTAGACATTAACCATGCACGAGCTTCACGAGTTCGTGGTGTTAACCCTTCTTTCGCTAAAGATTCTTTGATTCTATCGATTAAATATGGCATTTATCTATTTATATCAAATGCCTAACTCTTTTTCAGTAATGAGCATGAATTCCCAACCGTGTTCTTTACAGAACAGGTCAGCGGCTCGCCACTTCTCCTGATTGACAGCATATGCGACAGTTTCTCTAAGAAATGTCTGTGTTCTTCTTTTTTGTGTAGGTAATTTCGTTTGTTTCTCTGGTTTGACCTCTAACATCAAAGTCTTTTCTGTGCCATTCTTCTGTTTCATCCTTGCAATAAAGTCTGGAAAGTAACGATGAACTCTATTATCAACAGGCGAACGGTATGGTATGGGCATTTCTTCACTTGCCCACCAAACACAGTTCTTGTTTTCGTCTAAAAACTTCATTACTCGGCGTTCCCAGTTTGAACGATAAATAATATTAAAAGGATCACCTTTATATTTACTTGGGTTTTTAGGTGTATATTTTCCAGAATATGGCATAAATACTACTTATGCTATCAATTATAACACTCGGATAACAATATGTCATTATTTGGCTTCGGCGACATCACTTTCAACAAAGATAACACAAAAGGATTTGGTCCTCTTTCTGCATTAGAAGGTACCAAGTTTGAGCAAAATACATTCAGATATCCAATCGATGTTGGTAACTATGACAAAGGTCATTATATGGTCTTTTATATTCGTCAACAAGAGAAGTCAAGATTTAAAGGTGCTGTTGCAAATGAACAAGATATTCCTGTAAAAGCAAAAGGCGGTTCTATTTCTAATACAGGAACAAATTTTGGTGGTGAATTATTAGGTAAAGTTAATGGTGGGTTAAGTCAAATAAATTCAGCAACAGGCGGATCATTATCAAAACTTAAGAATTTAGCAAGTAATTCTATTGGGGGTGCTGTTGATAAAGCAAAAAGTGGAATTGGAAATATATTTGGTCAAACTAAATTTTTTAAAGGTAACTCAGAATCATCTGAAGCTATCATTGATACTTCCATAAAAAAGATTTCTAAAAAAGGGTTAGCCAATCAATTAAGATCAACAACACTTACAACCGATGCTGTAGCATTGTATATGCCAGACACACTAATGTTTACACATTCACAAGAATATGCTGGGTTAACTCCTGGCAAAGAAGGTTTTGGTCAATTAGCGGCCGGTGCAGGTCAAGCCTTTCTTAGTGAGGGTGGTTTTATGGATAAAATTAAAGGTTTTACTGGAGCCGCTCAACAAGCCGCCACAGATGCACTAGCTAATGCTACAGGCGGTACCGCAACAGCTCAACTAGGCGCTTTTGCAGCTACAGGTGGTGTTGTAAACCCAATGTTGGAATTGTTATACTCATCTCCAGCATTTAGAACATTTCAATTTGATTTTGTATTTTATCCAAGAGACGA